GGCGTGATAGTGTCAAGCACTACACATTTAGGGCGGGGCTCGTTTGCCTTAGCCATGTCGATCAACTGCTGCTTCTTTTCAAGAACCTTTTCCCATGTAAGGACAAGGTGCTTGTTATCTACATCAACAGGTAGACCACCTTCATCTACGCCCGGCCAGATAGTCGCACGACATTCTGGGGTAACGGTTGACGAGAGGTCAAGATTAATGATAAATGCGTCTGGGTTAGATTGAAACAGGTATGACTTACCTGTGTTTTGTTCTCCGACAACCATGCCAAAGAGTGCGTTCAACGGATACTTCATCCGCTGTCCAGAGAAACCAAGTTTGGTAAAGCCCATTGGTTCTCCTTTCATAAAAGTTGTGTGTGTCATGCAAGTCCAAACATATCGCTACGGTTACGTCCCGTACGTGGATCAATCCCATTGGGGGGAATAGGATCTTCATTATCAAATACTACTTCTTCTTCGCTGCTATCGTCCCCGTCCTGCGGGCGGGGCGATGCTGCGGAAAATGTAACATTGCCGCCTACAAACAAACCTTCAATAATTACTTGCTTCTTAAAGGTTATGTTTAGCATCTTAAGGTACTCATCAAACTTTGCAGCCGAGATAGGGTAGCCTTCTTGCTCAATAAACATTTGGCGTAACTCAGATTTGCTTTGAGTTGCTGGATTGTTTCGATAAACTTGTTGCAGCTTAGGACGAATAACAAGCTCTGCAACATCTTTGTCAAATGAACTATCAGTCATTTCTTTTTCCTTTTATAATTCATCATCAAATTCTGATCCCGGTTCTGTGATCACATCAAACTCTACTTCTTCTGGAACAGGGTCATCCCTACGTCGAAGCGTAAATCCTTCGCTTTGTATTAGCGACGGCCAATCCCCTACAGGCGAAAGCATGAAGGGTGAATATGTTGAGAAACGACCCATGTGTGCCACACGATCTGGCATTGGGAAGTTCTCGGGATATGGTTCGCAGAGGGCGTAGTGTTGGACAAGCCTTACACGATCACGGTAACGTTTGTTAATTGCTTTGTCAAGTAGCAGGCTTGCTTTTGTTATAGAAATATTTACAGGCGGATCTTCTTCCCACTCTGCTTTCTTTCCTTCATAGTCCCCCCTTGCGTGGTACCAGTCGCTACATCTAAGGAGGTAGTTGTCAAAGCGTGGCTCACCTTCAAATACTTTTGCGTTCTTAGGTAAACCTTTTCGTGGCCCACTCTTTAGTGGTGTCATGTCGTAGGTGTAGTCTCGGTCTTTCATACCGAACTCAATTGTAGGTTTGCGTATTGCAAGGTGCATCATCCCACCAAGCGTTGCGTCCTTGGGGATCTTAAATGCTTTCTGTATCTGTCCTGTCTTAAGTAGTTCGTTGACACTGAACATGTAGTGTTCACATTGGAACTCGATAGGTACAGATGTTAGTCTCATCTTTGGTGAGATGCCTGTTGTCTTAAGGTCAACAATCCAGACAGTATTATCTTCTTTGTTGTAGAGAAGAAGGTCGGGTTGGCAGATGCACCGGATAGGCCGAGATCTATCGTCAGTCTTGATAGACGTAACGAGTCGATACTCGGTACCCATCCGATGCCATTTGGGGTTGAGTAGGACATCCTCAAACGACTGGCCGTTCAAGCAGGGGATGGAACGTGCTGCTTCGTACCAAGCCAATGAAGAACGCATGTCACGTTCTTCGCGTTCAAGGATAGCTGTTTGTCCTTTACCTACAACACCAATTTCTTCACATGATTCTCTTAGTTCATCAAACCGCATACTCAAGGTATCTTCGAGACGATCTCGTGCATCAATCAAAGATCTGTGAAAATGCTGGAAACGATTGTGCATCCATGTACCACGGTTCATTGCTTTAGACCACTTCATTGCAGGTACAACACCTAGTCGTCGTGCCATGAAATATGCGAACGGATCGCTTAAGCAAGTACCGAAGTCACTGCTCCGTAGTGGGGGGATGATTGCATTGATACCAAATGCTTGCAGGTATTCGTATGCATCTCTTGATAAGTTCTTTGGGCGTGGGATTGTTGAGTTTACTGGTGGGGGAGTGTCGTCCCAATCATTTTCTAAGCTCATGATTTCTTTTCTTCCTTTGGTTTATCTACAGTCATTTCCCTCTCCATCTTCTCCTCCCACTCCTTCTGAAACTTCTCCCAATTCGGATCGTTCTTTGCGTGCCACATCATCTATCCTTCCAATAAGCATATTCATACACTCATCAATTACAACTGGATGCCATAGGTTGTTGATAGGATCACCTATGTTGTAATTATCTATAGCCCACTGCCGATATTCTTTTTCTTCTTTAGGAGTTAAGTCTTTATGGAATTTGTAATTACTCATATTGCTTGTCTTCCTTTTCTTGCTTTTTTGCTGCGTCAAGGTAATCGAAGAAGACGTTTCTAATTTCTCCTCTGTTCTCAGACCAATAATCATATAGTAAATCTTCAATGTCGTTTGCAAACCAAACGGCCATTTCTTCCGTGACTTTGTCAACAACTGATTCACCATCTTTAAGCTCCTTAAGCTCCTTGATTTTTTCATCAAATGAAAAGTTGTGCTTGAACCAGTACTCTGCACATTCTTTAATAGTTTCTTCTAGTGTACCTGATACCATAGTATTCCTTTCTAGATAAGACGGCCCTCCTCCCTGCGTAGCAGGGGGAGGAGGGCGGTCATGTGGAAGAGAAACTTTTTAGTTCTTGTTAAAGAACGAGGAGATCTTAGTCATTGGGAAGATATGACCTCCGATATATCCTGCAAGGAATGTAAGTCCTGCGAACCAGAGTGATCCGAGGAATGATTCGAGTGATGCGAGTTGCAACATTGTTGTGTCCTTATAAAAGTTACAAGTTCTAAAAGAAGGTTTGAAGACTGTTGTATCCAGATGCTTGATTCAGGTAAAGGATCTTTCATTAAAGCAAATCTTTCAATTCTTTGCAACTGCTTCTCTGTGAGCCTTTTCATATGCCTTGTCGAACTCCGGGTCTGATGCACGGCGAGCAGCGATAAGTTCCCTCATAGTTGCAGGGTTATTATCATCTAACACTCTTGCTGCTAGGTTAGCTTCTCGTCGCTTTGCTTTAGGGATGAATCCTAGTAGTCCTTTAATAAGACTACCAATACCTGTATACCATAGAATCCAAGCTACAGCTATGAGCCCTGCAACAATTATTCCGTATTGTAAAGTATTCATCCAAGCAGGTACTTGATCTTCAACCGAAGTAAGTGATTGATGTACTTGGTGAGTAAGACTAAGTATATAGTCTTGCTCTTGTATTCCCCCCACTGCTTCTTGTTTTATAAGGGGTATGTTGGGGGAGGCGTTCGTCGCCTCATCGTTAATGGTAGCGAAGCGAGTCTTCGACGAGGTTGCGGCTTCGTTAATCTCGGTCGTGGCCTTCGCAATTCTCTTCGTAGGCGAACAAGCAAAGAGAGCAAAGACAACAATTGCGATGAGGACAATTGTTGCAATTCGTCTTGCAAGAAAAACAAACGCTTCTTCATCAGTTATCTGATTCGATTCTTTCGAGCCTTCGTAAAATATCCGCAAGGATTCTATCTTGCTCTCCATCTTTCGCCTGAGATAAGACTTGGGCTTTAACAAGGTCTGAAGATATTTCTTTGAGTTCTGAGATGTCATTTACGGAGTTCCTTACAACTTCATCTCTCGTTCCTAGTGCAAAGAATATTCCCCCAACTCCTATTACTAGGACGATTAATTGAAGGACATTTGTAATTGCAGATACTCGTTGAGGGTCTGTCTCAGTCATCGTTTTCTTCTTCTAATTCTTCGAAGTCATCTGTCGTTGGTGCTTCAAAGTTTTCGTATGCGTAATCAATAAGTGCGTTACAGGTGTGTGCGTTTCCGTAAGGGACCAGATGTGTTTCTGTTTTCCCTCTACGGACCTTAGAATAGACTATCACTACGGCATCGGCTCCAGCTTCTTCAATAAATGTCCCAACAACATCTCGAATCATTTGCAAATCTGTCTTTCTTTTTGACATTACAAAATCTCCAAGTGAGGTTTCCCATCAATAACTACACCACAGGAAACAATTGGTTTCGTTGGATGCTTCTCTGCGTACCTCATAAACGGATGAGATATATCTACTCCACAGCCAACAGCCATTCCAAAGTATTTACCGCCGGGTTTACTTACCCATTGTAAGGCGGCGACACTATGTATGTGACCCATTACTGTAGATTTTAAGCTGGTAGTACATGCATTTACGTGGGGGAACTTACCGCTGAAGCCTTCGCCATGGAAGTATCGGACGTTGTCGATCTCGACACTAGTCACCCACTTCCATGACGGTGTGTTCCATGCGTCGGCATAATCTTTTACAAGATCATTTGGTATGCCTGCATTACGGGCTTGGCGTACAGCTCTCTCATCGTGATTTCCTATGGTGACATGAGCGTTTGGAAAGTTCTTATGCCACCATTCAACACGCTTGATTGTTTTCTTGTACTCGGTTTGGGGGGAGTCTGCTTCATAATCAGGATCCCACCTACCCCATTGATGTGCATCAACGATGTCACCGATAAAAACTGTTCTGGTTGTTTTGTACTTGTCTTGGATTCGTTGACAATGCTGCCGATACTTTGTTAGATCAGCGGGACAATGCAAGTCACCTATGACAAGCACTCTTGCCATTATGGTTTAGTCCTATTGTATGCCCTAATAACTCCAGCCCAAATAGCTGACAAACAAAGTTCCATGCCTCTATATCCTGCATGAACTTGATCTTGTGATCCATTAGTTGCGCCATCAAGATTAAAGTTTGTTGCTAAATCATTTTGAATTGCAGGGCTTCCATCATGTGTAATTACATTACTCGTGTCAATAGCAAAGTTAGTTCTTTGCCATTCCCAAAGATCAAACATAACTACATCATCTGAGTATTCAGCATTAAATACAATGTCCTCTTTAAGTCTTTCTGCACAAGCTGTTTGTCCAGCTTGTACCCCTGCAATTAAACCTGGAGTTGTATTAGCATCCCATCCAGATTGGCCCGGATATGGAGACTCTTTAAATCTAAGATTCCAAGGAGTAACAATAATAAATTTAGGACTACCTGATCGCCCGCATTCTTTGTGGACTCTTTTGTATCTATCAATTACAGCTTTAATTTTTGGAACCCAAGTATCTGGGTTTCCTGCAGTTCCATAAGAGTCACTTCCTCTATAGTCTGTATCGTTAAGGCCAGTATAAATCATAAAAAGATCGCAATCATCAAGTTGCATTCTTTGGCCTAAAGCCTCATCTGAATATCCTGCTGGGCTACTAGCATTTGGCGCACCAGCAGTTGTACTGTTTGTAAACCCAACTTGTACACCTTGTGTGTGGTAAGTAGTAGGTTGTCCACCTCTTGCAATACTTCCAACACGTAATCCAAAATCTTGATCATGTTCAAAGTAAAAAGCATCGCAAAGGAACATAGATCTAGTTGAACTACTTCCAGTATTTGCATCGAGAAAAGTAATACTTCCTCTATTTTGAATCTTGTCTAATTGGCTAGGTCCAACTTCTTGAGTAAGATTTTCACTAGGTCTACCTGATGTGTGAGGATAAACTCCGTATTTTTTGTAAACAAAATTATCAGTTCCAGTATGAGTTCTAATAGCAGAAGGCCATGAAACAAGTGATGTATTACTTGCATCATCTAAAGCAGTAATTTCATATTGTGCAGGAGCTTCAAATTTACAAGTAGTCATGGTTGTTTCAGTACCACCACTATTTACTGTCTTCATTATCATTTCGTCAGTGTCTGCATAATTAATAACAGAGTTTTCAATTAAGTGATAACCAAATCCATAATTGTTGTAGTCACCATCGCCATCAAAGAATTGATTACCATCTTCGTCTAAGAAATATTTTCTAGGACCTAAAGCACGAGGACCTGTAAACGCACTTTGTCCGCTACCAGAACTACCGCAAGGATAATTTCTACTAGAACCTGATTGGATATTAGCTGCATCATCATTCACATCAATATCTTGTGTTGTATTCTCGCCTCTTAATATATTAAAACGAGCTATTCTATTTCGACCTATTTTATTAAGGGCTCGACAGGCTGCATGATATCTTGCATTGTTTG